GGCCACACCTTGGAAGGTGTGACCATCGGGTACAGGGATTCATGACCCCTGGCTACTGAAGTGTGTGCTCGTCTGCCACGCCAAAAGAGAGGAAACCCCTCGATCGTTAGGCAGTCGGACACCGCTTCTAGTAGTAAATTTCCATCATGGAGATGACACAACTGCGGAGGGTATATATGCCTGCTACCGTCATCAATCACGTCAACACCTACGGCGACGTCAAGAAATCGTGGTACCACGCGGAAAACACGTGGCCACCAGGAACTTGCGCCGGGGAGCGTCTGACTAGAGTAGTGAAGGGACAGGTTACAACCCAAACCTTTGTTAAGGAGAGTAGGCCCAAACCGGCTGTGCCGGTGTTAAGCCCGACCTCCCAAGGCCCGCAGCACCTCATACGTAACCAATATGGAATCCTGGAAAAGTTTGTGAAAACGAACGAAACCACCGGTCTCTGTACTGCACGCCAATGGATTTGGCTAAGAGAAGAGATGGTGGCACTTACCCAGGAGCCCGTAATTGTGTGGGACGAACCTGATTGGGCGCAAGCCCTAAGGTTGAAAATTATGTCCCGTGAGGTGAGTTACGCCGAGAACCTCGGCGAGTACCGTGAGGCCGTCCAATACGTTAAGGACGGCGCTTCCATTCTGAAACGCGCCTGGAATACCGCAAGGTATCTATGGCGTCAACGCGGCAATCGGAAAAACATCGTGAAGCGGCTGGTTAAATCCGGCGCTATGGGTCAGTACAACAAGTACGGCCTCCGCGATCCGAAAGTTGTGGTGGATGTTTTGGGAGCACATCTGGCGATCCAATTTGGGATCTTACCAACCATCGGTATCTTGGAAGATACGATGATCCAGATGAACCAGACCCGCGTGAGCAAACGGCTTAGAATCCAAGTTACCGTGCCTGGCACGGGCTATGGACGATTGGCCGGGACGTTCAGCGGGGAAGCGGTATGTCATGGAAAAGTTTCGAAGAGGGCCATAGCTTACATCAAGCTTAAGGATGGCATCGGCGATTACACCGCTGGCAACCTCGGAGAAGCTATATGGGCCGGGACCAGGCTAAGCTTTATGCTAGACTGGTTTATAGATGTCGGCTCCTATTTGAAGGCACTGAACACGCTGACGAGCGTGGACAGCATCGTGGGTACCGTTACTACGAGACGTATCGCCTCAACGGTTGACACTCGGGTCCCGAACTCGCCCTGGTACTTAAAACAACCAGGCAAGATCGAGCATTTGACAACGTGGCGGGATGTGTTCACCTCCGTTCCGTTGCCGAGTAGGGTAAACATGCGTCTCCCGAGTAATTGGGGGCAGCTTGTAAGCTCTGTCGAGATCCTCCTAACCATGCGCAACCGCGCTTAACCTAATGGAACCATTATGGCTGCCATCAGTAACCTAGTCGTGGCCGATGCCACGCCTACTAACCATACGCTCTACCCGCTTTCGGCGAGTATCGCGTCCTCAAAGTACGCCGAACAGGCCGCAAACATCATGTCTGGGAACCGCACGCTGGAGCTGAAGCTCAGCTTGGCGAGTAAGACCCGGGCCACTGACCGCGCGACCGTCCTCTATGCTGCTCCGAAGGAGCAAGAGGTTGACGGCGTTTGGGGTGTTGCTTCGACGGGTCGTTTCACCGGGGAGTACGTAATCCCGGAAAACTGGACGTCCGCTGAGCGTAACCACTTCGCTACAGAAGCGGCATCGATCGTGGCTAACGCCGTGATCAAGGCCCTGACTAAGCGTGACCCTCCTTATTGAGTTGGGTCTGTGGTTGGGTAGGGTCATAACCTCCGGCGTCCTGCTGGAGTGTCCTGCCATTCGTCGTTTGCTAGGGTTTCCAAAGCCCGAAGTTGATGACGACGCATGTCTTCTACGTAAAGAGACTGAAAATGAAGCAACAAACTGCCCCATCCTCGGACGACGCGAGAACGGCCGATCCCAGGGCGCTAGCCCTGGAGATTCAGACCACACTCCGCCTGTGTGAAATCATCGGATCTTCTCGATCCGCAGAAGTCTCCTCTTTGTTGTCGAAAGACGATTGGGAGGGCTACCTGGCTCAAACCATTGATCCCAACGAGTACACAGATCCAAAGCGTTTCGCTGAGGACTATTTAGTCTCTAGGATTATGGCCAAAAGTCAGAATCTGCCCCTGGATGTAGATCGCGCATTGGAGGCTCGTCGCAAGTTCTTTGCGGCTGAGCAACGCAATCGTTTAACGAACGATAGGCTTTTCGTCGATGCGGCACCCTCCTGGGTGTATCGTGTTAGCGAGGAGCTACTCCATGTCTTGGGCCCCTTAACCGAAGAGATCCTTAACGGGATCCCCGAGGCCGGTGGGTTTGGACCTGGAGCATGCGTTGGTGTTCGCTCTGAAGAGCTGGTACCGTCTCTAAAATATGATACGGTCCCTGTGATGACGGCTTCGGTGAAGCCTTTCTTTCCCGTTCTTGCCGGCCCATTCGTTATGGAGTACTGGCAAGATGACCGCAAGGTCAAAACCGCACGGGGGAGTCATCACTTCTGTGTGCCGAAAGATGCAACTGTAGACCGGAATGCCGCTAAAGAACCCCTCTGGAATTCATACCTCCAGGCGGGCATCGGGCGACACATGGAAAAACGGTTGCGAAAGTTCGGCGTTGATGTCAGCAACCAGGGGAATAATCAACTCCTGGCTTCTCTGGCGGAGCTTTGTGGTCTCGCGACCATTGATCTTCGCCAGGCTTCCGACTTCATCAGTCGGATGGCTGTCTGGCTACTCCTTTGTGCTAACAAAGACCCACAAGGTCAGCGTTGGTATCACCTCCTAGATCTGGCTCGGTCAAAAGCCGTAAGGATTCATGGAGAAGGAGAAAAACACGCGCATTGGCATAGCCTCGAGATGTTTTCTAGCATGGGAAACGGTTTTACCTTTCCCTTAGAGTGCTGCATCTTCTTGGCCGTTGTCCGTAGCGTCGTGCCGCCGGTAGAGAGAGAGCTTACGGCTGTGTACGGGGATGATATCATTCTACCCCAAGCCTACGCTCCCGATCTAATCAACCGCCTGGAATACCTCGGGTTCCAGGTGAACACCTCGAAAAGCTGCTTGGCAGGCAGTTTCTTCGAGAGTTGTGGAACGGACTGGTTTAAAGGACAGTCCGTGCGCCCTTTCTTTCTGCGACAAGACGTCGAGGAGCAAAATATACCGTATGCCATGCAAATAGCCAACAACTTACGACGTTGGTTAGTCATGGTGTATGGGTACTGCCCCAAAGCGTACCAACCCTTATGGCGCTGGCTTAAAGGAGAAACTCCACAGTCGTGGAGGCTTCCTGTGCCGGAGTCACTGGGTGATGCAGGTCTACTTTCTACTTATGATGAGTGGAGAGAATCCGGAGGCAAGCCGCACATTGGCGGTTCTCTGGAGGGATTGGTCGTTGAGAGCGTGCACCTAACACCGGTAAACACCGACCGGCGATCCTTCGGGGTCATGTGTAGGGCTCTCACCACGATACGGACCCATCACGTGCGATTCGTGAGAATCGTGCGCCATGGAAAACCGACGTATGTTGATGTCGGTACACCGAAGGAAGCGACGCTGGGGCGTGAGCCTTTGCGAAACCAATTCGGGAAGATCCGTACGAGCCAAACCGTCGTGCCGCGCTGGCACGATAGGGACTATAGCTGGTACTAGTACCAGACTTTCCC